AGACGACGTCCGCAATGGCTATCCCTCGCGCTCCGGCCATCTGCGGGCGGGTGTACAGGTGCAGAGCCAGCAGCACGGCCTCTACATCTCGGCGACGGTGAAGAGCACGGCGCCGCACGCGTCGATCTTCGAAAAGGGCACCACGATCCGGCACACGAAGCGCGGCGCGAACCGTGGCCGAATGCCCGTCCCACCGGAGAGCGAACGGCTGGTGCCGAAGGCGATTCGCTGGCGGCAGCGGATGGTCGGCGCGCTGATCCGGTACGTCGCCGAGAAAGGCTTTCAGGTGGCGGCATGACGCCGTTCCTGACGTTTCTAACGCCGACGTTTCAACGACCGAAGGGCTTGGCTGCCTGTATGGCGAGCGTGGCCGAACAGACCGAATCGTCGGCGATCGAGCATCTGATCCTCGCCGATTACGTCGGCGCGGGTGTCGGCGCCATGTTTGCGCGATTGCCGGACTACGTCGATGCGGTGCATGGGGCATATGTGCATGTGTTGTCGGATGACGAAGTGTTGACCGGTCCGACCGTCGTGGCAGAGCTGCGGAGGTTTGCTGCCGCACACGACTATCCTGCGGCGATCTGCGTGCGCGGCGAGTATGCGCAGTTCGGGCTGTTGCCGAACGACTCGATCAATCCGCCCGTGCTTGGGCACATCGGTTTGGGCTGTCTGGTGACACGCGTCGATGTGTGGCGGTCGATCACCCGTGCCGGTGGTTGGGGGCATCGCTACGAAGGGGACTATGACTTCGCGCGCGCCGTCTACGACTTCGGGCATCGCTGGCAGTTGTGCGATGTCGTGTTGATGTCTGGATGTTGTCACCGCGGCCAACCGGAGGCGGCGTATGCATGCTGAAGCGTACGCCTTTGTGCGACAGGTCGCGTCAGGCTGGCCGCTGCCGGACGGGCTCGTTGTCGAAATCGGTGGCCGGAACATCAACGGGACGGCCCGTGACCATTTCACTGGACGCCCCTACATCGCAACGGACATCGCGCCAGGTCTCGGCGTCGACGTCGTGGCCGACGGCGCCAGGTACGTGCCGCCGGAACCGGCGGCGGTCGTGGTGTGCTGCGAGGTGCTGGAGCATGCGGACAACGGCGCGGATATTTGCGCCAACGCCGAACGCATGCTGAAGCCGGGCGGAGTCTTGATCATCACGGCTGCAGGCGAGGGTCGCGCGCCGCATTCAGCCGTGGATGGCGGCGCCCTGCAGCCGAACGAGTACTACGACAACGTGACGGAATCGACCCTTCGCGCGTGGCTGGCCCCGTTCAAGACGGCGTCTGTGTTCACCAACGCGGCTGCGGGTGACATCTACGCCGTCGCGACGAGGGCGCTGTGACCTATATCGATCCGCGCGGCAAGGTGTTCGCGCATCTGGATCGGCTGGCGGGGTGGCGTCGAGGCGTGAAGCCGGCCCCGGTCACTGTGGAATGGGATCTGTCGAATCGCTGCGTCCTTGGCTGTCAAGACTGCCACTTCGCGCATACGCACATCAGAGGGCCGTGGGCGACCAAACCGCGCATCCTGCCGATGGCTTATGACTCGACCGGGGATCTGGCGGACGTCGGTCTCGTGCGGCGAGGGCTTGTCGAACTCGCCGCGGCTGGCGTGCAGAGCATCGTCTGGAGCGGCGGCGGGGAACCGACGACCCACCCGGAGTTAGCGGCCATCGTGGCGCGCGCCCACCAGGCCGGGCTCGAGCAGGGCATGTACACGCTCGGCGGCCTGATCGACCGACCGCTCGCGGCGGCTCTGAAGCCGCTGGCGTGGGTCGTGGTCTCGCTGGATGCGTGCGATCCGGAGACCTATGCGGTCGAAAAAGGCGTGCCCTCCAGTCGATTCGATCTCGCCATTCACGGCATTCGCGCGCTCGTGGAAGACGGTCCGCCCGTGGTTGGCGTGTCGTTCCTGCTGCACGGCGAGAATGTTCACCGCGCGTGGGACATGCTCGCGATGGCGCGACGCCTCGGCGCGACGTATACGACCTTCCGGCCAGCGATCCGCACATCGCCTGATCGGCCGTCCGCTTGCGCGGATCGTCGCGACTGGATCGATCTGGACCTGTGTGACGCGCTGGCCGACGAACCGGACGTGGAGATTGATCCGCAGCGATTCCGAAACTATGCCGACTGGGCCGGTCACGGCTACGGCGAGTGCTTCGGGCCGCGGCTGCATACGACGATCACGCCGGATGGCCGCGTGTGGCTGTGTCCGCAGCGTCGTGGTGTGACGCCGCTCGGGGATTTGCGCATCGAAGGCTTCGAGTCGATCTGGTCCCGGCATCCGGGTCGCTACGCCATCGATGACGGCTGTCGCGTGATGTGTCGTCTGCATGCGATCAATCAACAGCTCGCGGCGATCGAAACGCCTTGCGCGCATGAGGCGTTTCTGTAAATGCGGATTCTCTTGGTCCATCCCGGCGCGACCTGGTCGACCGCTGACGTGTACGACGGGCTGTTGTACGGCCTGCGAAAACATGGTGCTGCGGTCGACCAGTACCGGCTCGACACCGCCATCGAGATGCAGCATCGGGCACTCAACACGTTCTGGCGGTGGAAGCGGAAACGCGTGCCGGAGCTGCCGAAGCCAAATCGGGCTGACGTGATCTACCAGGCCGGCGTGGGCGCCCTCGAATCGGCGCTCCGTCATCGGGCCGATGTGGTCCTGATCGTATCGGCGATGTTCTTCCACCCCGATGTCGTCGCGATGATGAAGCAAGCCGGTTTGCGCGTCGTCGTCCTGTTTACCGAATCACCCTACGACCATGAGCAGGAAGCCCGGATCGCCAGCATGGTCGACGGCTGCTGGACGAACGAACGCGCGGCGGTGCCGCTGTTGCGTCATGTCAATCCGCGCACGGGCTATCTGGCGCACGGGTGGCATCCGGACAAGCACTTCGTGTCCGCACGGTCGATCAGTGACGTGCCCTCACACGACGTCGTATTCGTTGGCACGGGCTTTCCTGAGCGGATCGAGTGGTTCAATGCGATCAATTGGGACGGCATCGACCTCGGGCTGTACGGGACGTGGCAGGGACTTGGGCTGAAGAAATCGCTCGCGCGCTGCATTCGACAGGGCAATGTCGACAACGCCTATGCGGCTTCGCTTTATCGGCGCGCGAAGATTGGCCTGAACCTCTATCGCACGCGGGGCGCGAAACGGCTGCCCCTGCCGTGCGTGCCGGAGTCGCTGAGTCCGCGCGCGTACGAACTCGCGGCGTGCGGGTCATTCTCCATATCCGATTACCGGGCGGAAGTCGCGGAAGTGTTCGGCGATCTGGTGCCGACCTTCCGGACACCGACCGAGGCGGCGGCGTTGATCCGGCTGTGGTTAGCCGACGACGCTGGCCGTGTGCGCGTCTCGACGCGCCTTCCGGCTTGTGTAGCCGAGGCATCGTGGGAGACCCGAGCGAAAACCGTCCTCGGGGATCTGCATCGATTGCTCCATCCTGACACCGCCACGGGCGGGGGAGTCGCTGCATGAGTGCCTACGCTGGACGCAAAGGCGTCGTCTACATGTCGACGTCGCTCGCGGGAGCCGCGTCGCAAGTCATCAAGCTCAATTCGTGGAGCATCAACCGGACCACGGACAAGATCGAAGTCACGTCATTCGGGGACGCGAACAAAACCTATGTCCAGGGCTTGCCCGACGTGAAGGGCGAGTTCAAGGGCTTCTGGGACGACACCGAATCGAAGCCGTTCACCGGCGCCGGATCGTCGACGGGCGTGAACATCTACCTGTACCCGTCATCGGATTCGCCGACGAAGTACTGGTACGGCCCGGCGTGGTTTGACCTCTCGATGGAAGTCGGCGTCTCTGGCGCAGCCACGATCAGCGGGTCGTTCGCGGCGGCGGCCTCCTGGGGCAACACGTTCTGATGAACACGATCACGCTATCCGGACCGGCGGCGGAACTGCGCTGGGGCTATCACCAGGCCGCGTCGCTCGGTCCGTGGACTGTGAAACAAACCGGCGGCACGATCGAACTGAAAGCGCAGGTCGTGCGCGCCGATGCCTTTCGGGCGAGTCAGCATCCGCTGACGTTCATCGTGCCGCGGTCTCCGCAGCCGTGGACGTGGCCGGTGCGGTCGTTGTCGATCGCGGATGGGCGGCTGACCGCCACGCTCGATCCGCAGGAGTGAACGGCCCGTATGTCGTGCTTCGTGCAACCGCAGTCCGTCACGCTGCCGCTCAGCGGCGGCAACTTTATCGTCGTCAAAAAGCGCCTGTCGGTCGGCGAGCGCCAGCGGATGTTCGCGCGGATGGTCCGCAAGATGGTGCCCGGCGAACCGGTGGAATTCGATCCGGAGCAGGCGACGAAAGCGCGGGTCGTCGAGTACCTGATCGGCTGGGGCGGTCCTGAGTTCGTCG